GTCAGTGGTAAGTGGTTACCGATAACAGGCATAGGAACCACCTCTTTTGCTGTAAATGTAGGTAAGTCACCTATAGCACCTTATGGCATCTCCTCGGCGATTTATGACCCCACTGCTGGCATCATAACAGCTACTATTGGTGACCATAGTTTCATGACTGGTCAATCTATTCAAATTTCACCTGAATCGATGTCATTTAGGTGTGGATTAGACACATATCAAAGTTTACACAAATATCCAAGATCGAGCGATCCTGGATTTACAACTGCGGTCTCTATTGCTTCTACAACCGCAAGTACGATTTCTTTCCAAGTTTTAGCGTCACAACCTTCCACAAATATCTCAACTCATCATTATGTACCGCATGAAGGGTTAACTGCTGAAGCTGGTACACAATATGATGGTACTGTAGGTATCATGACTGTTACCTCTTCTAATCATGGATTAAGTAATGGTGACTATGTTATGTTTGAAACTGGTGCAGTTTCATTTACTTGTGCTATGGATGACTATAGTACAACTCATGCATATCCTAGAGAGACAGATCCTTACAGTGGTAAGTGGATTAAGGTATCTAATGTAACTACTAATACATTCAGAGTTAATAGTATGCAATCTGGTCTGGATGGACAATCAGATCATATATTCTCATCTGGTGTAACTGGTGCTATTAAGAGATCACAGATTCATGGTGGTGGTGCTTATGGACATACCTTCCAAGCTGCTGGTGTTGGTAGTATGGATCAAAAGCGTGATAGAGCATTTGATCAACCAATTGGTATACATTCTGTAGGTTCTACTAGTGTTACCCCAACAGATGCTGTATATGATCCTGTAGCTGGTATTATGACTGTAACAGTCGCTGGTCATGGATTCATGAACAATGACAGAGTTAAGTTTGATACTGGAGCAATATCACTGAAGTGTGCTAGGGATGCTTATAGAATTGCTCATGCATATCCTCGTGTATCAGATCCTATTCATGGTAAGTGGGTATCTATTGCAAGCACTACTGTTAATACATTTGCGGTAGATGTTGGTAAGACTGGTCCTAATGATCAGTTTGCACATACTTTTGATAGTGCAACAACAGGTGGTATTAAGAAACAGACTGGATATATTACACTTCAAGTTGGTATTTCAACTGACACATCAGAGCATCGTTATGACATTGGTGCAGGACATGAAGCAACTAACGCAGTAACTAGCGGTGGTAATTACGCTCATACCTTTACTGGTGCTGATACTGGTGCAGTTGTTACAGGTGGTAATTACTCACATACATTCGTATCTGCTGCTTCTAGTGCAATATACATTGATTCTTGGTCTGGTGCTGCTCTAACTCCAACAAACGCAACATACAATCCTAGCAAAGGTATTCTACAGATTACTGCTCCTAATCATGGATTAGTAAACCCAGAGAACTTTAAGTTAGCAGGTATTGGAGTCACATGCATATATGGTGCTAAGACTTATCCTAGCGGTGTTCAAGGTTACTATTACACTGTAAGGTCTGTAGGAACTACTACATCCTTTACAACATTTGTTGGTGTATCTACACTAGCACATCCTTATACAGGTGGTGGTACAGTAAGAGTTGGTTTAACAACTAACATTTATCCAGACTATGATCAGCAATTGGATGTAGTTGGTATTGTTTCTGATAGAACCTTTAAGGTTAATGCTGGTATAAGCACTATTCCACACTCTTATCATTCTGGTGGTACAGCTTCTATCTACTACTGTGAATTAACATATGGATCTGGTTATGGTACAAATCTTGGTACAATAACTGCTATTGGAGTAACAGATCCAGGTAATTCACCATATGGAATTGGAGCAACGATAACAGCAACTGTTGGTGCTGGTGGTACTTTAATATACAATCTTGTTAATGGTGGTTCTGGATACTCTAAGAATACAGTTATTAACTCTTTAGCTCCATCTGGAGATTATCTAAGTATTGAAGGTAATTATAGATTGGGTCTTGGTAATACAACTGTTACTGGTGTTGGATGTTCTATTACTGTAGATGTTGTTGGTTTAAGTACTCAACATGTTGGATACTCAACTGGACCAGAGTTCTTATTAAATGAAGTTTCTAAGTGGACTTTATCTAAACCTGGATATGGATTTAGAGTAGGTGATAAGTTTGGATTAGTTGGATTATCAACTGATCCTGATGCTGGTGATCTATTTAAACCATTTGAGGTTGAAGTAACCAATATCTTTAATGATGATATTGCAGCATGGCAGTTTGGTAATTTGGATTACATTGATAATATTAGACCATTCCAAGATGGTGAAAGATTGAGATATCCTTTATATTACCAGAATCAGTTGATTAGTTTTGAAATTGATAATAATGATGTTGATTCTAGACAAATTGATCTTGGACCTGTTCTTCTAATATTTGTTAATGGTGTTCTTCAAGAACCCAACAAACATTACACCTTTAGAGGTGGAACATCTGTTGCATTTGAAACTGCTCCAACTATACAGGATGATGTATTCATCTTCTTCTATAGAGGAACAGTTGGTACTGATAGTATATTCTATGATGTCAATGAGATTATTAAAGAAGGTGATTCAGTAGAACTATTCAAGAGTGCGGATCTTGAGCAAAATCTGGTTGCAAAAGACAACACTAACTTAGCTCAAAGAGATCCAAGAATTGTTGTTAGGATAGCAACAGCATCTGTTGTTGAAACTCCATTCTATCAAGGAGGAGGAGTTAATAACGACAACTATAAACCAATGAGATGGAATAAGCAAAAAGTTGATAGAGTCTTTGCTGGTGGATTAGTTTCCAAAGCAAGAGATTCTATGGAAGCACAAATCTATCCAAATGCTAATGTTATTGCTTCATATGCATCAACTGATACTACAATGTTTGTTGATCAAGTTGCAAACTTTAGAGATATTGATGGATTATTGGATGATGACTTTGGACTTTATGTTTATGGTGTTGGTATTGGTACAACAGCACAAGCTGGTGTTAACTGGGAGTTCTGGAATGATATAGATCCTTTAGAAACTGATGTTAAAGGATATATTGGATTAGTTACTGGTATTACTACTTCGGTTGGTATTGGTACTGATCTTGGACTTGTAATTCAATTAGATACTAACAATCTAGTTAATGCGGAGAACTCTTCCTTTGTCCAAGACTTTAAAGAAGGGTATCCATTCAAACTCTATGATACAGGTATATCACCTGCTGCTGGAGTAATTACCAGTACTGATACTCATGATTCTGATGTTATCGGAATTAGTACTTATGAAGTTGACAATATATACTATGCATCGGCATTATCATGGGACGGAAGTGCTAGAACAGGTGTTATCACATGTAATATCCATTCTGGAACTGATGTTAGCGGATTGGTTGGTGTTGGATCAACCTTACATCCTGCAGGAAGAATTACATGGGGACGCTTCTCTTCAGCTATAAGAGATGTCAAGTATCCTCTAGGTTTAACTGCTAAGGGACTTGACTATAATCCAGACCTAGATAAGTGGCCAATTGTTCGTAGAACTAATATTGGTTTGCGTAATACTGGTGCTCTTGGCAAGAAACTTTAATTTTTCATTATAAATACCAAAATAGTAAGACCTCACACTAGAACATTGCAATGGCAGCAATTATAACCGATCAGTTTAGGATTATTAACGCTAATAACTTCATGGATGATGTTACTAGTGGAAATAACTCTTACTATGCTTTCCTTGGATTAGCAAATCCTACAGTGTCGGGATTCGGAAGAACAGATACTTGGAATAGTACAACTATTCAACCACCATCACCCGTTGATAGTATCAACTACAATAACCATGTATACGATACTATGTTATTTGGTAGGAAAGTTTTTCCTGGTGATGTTAGGAGATTGATTAGAAAGGTTACTTGGACTAAAGGTACATCATATGATATGTACCGTCATGACTACAGTACGACTAATCGTTCTTTAGTTTCTAACTCAAGTAGACTTTATTCAGCTAACTATTATGTTATGAACAAAGACTATAGAGTCTATGTTTGTATCAATAATGGTGCTGCTGGTATTTCAACTATTGCGAGTGCATCTTTGGATGAACCAACTTTCACTGACCTTGAACCATCTGCTGCTGGTGTAAGTGGTGATAGTTATCTTTGGAAATACATGTTCACGGTTCCTCCTGCGGATATCGTGAAGTTTGACTCTACTGAATATATTGCAGTTCCTAATGAGTGGGAAACAACAGCTGATGCTGATGTTAAGGTTGTTAGAGAAAATGGAGATTCTGAAACAAATAACAATCAGATTAAGGTAGTATCAATTGATGAGGCTGGTGTAGGATATAATTTCCTATCAAGTCCTATTGAAGTTGATATTATTGGAGATGGAACTGGAGGTAAGGTTAGAATACTAACGAATACTCAAGGTCAAATCATCTCAGCTCAAGTTACTAATGGTGGTAGGGGGTATAGTTATGGAAGGGTTGATCTTTCTTCTATCAATGGTAGTGCTACAAAGTTTGCTAAGCTTACACCAATAATTCCTCCCTCAAATGGGCATGGATTTAATGCATATAAAGAATTAGGTACTGATAAGGTTCTAATTTATACTAGATTTGATGCATCTTCTTACGATTTTGCTTCTGATACTAGATTTGCACAAGTTGGATTGATCAGAAACCCAACTGCAATTGGTGTTGCTGGTACTAATTACTTACAATCTTCTGAATTTTCTGCATTAAAGTCAATTAAGTTTACTGGAGATACTTCACAGTCTCTAGGCATAGGAACTGCTATTGAGCAGAATATTACTGGAGTTGGTACTGCTAGAGGATATGTTGCTTCATATGATATTGACACTAAGGTTATTAAGTACTTCCAAGATAGAAGTTTAGTTTATAACCAATCAACATTTGATGCTACTGACAGTGTAGAGGTAGCAACACAATC